TGCTTCGAGCGCGCATTTTTCGCCCGCTCGGAGACTTTGGGGTTGAGGTGGCCCTCGTGCCCATCCGGCTCCGAAAAGCGGCGGATGCGCGCCATCTTCTCCATTTGCCGGCCGAGCAGGTCGATCTCCTTGAAGTCGCCGCCAGTCTTCGACTCTTTCGCCACCAGCGCGCAGAAGCGCACCTCGACGCTGTCCTCCATCACGCGGATCGGATCGGCGTCGCGCCACTTGTCGCGATCGCACCAGCTTTGCACCGTGGTGCGCGGCAGCCGCATCTCCTCGGCGATCTGCGTGACGCGCCACCCGCGCCAGAAAAGGCTTCGCGCGTGCCGGTAAAGCTCGCTGCGGGTCTCCTCCGGAGGCTTGCCTTCGCTCTCGCCGATATGCGGCGAAGGGGTGATGATGTCGGGCTCGGCCATCGCGCGATGGCTAACCTCGCAGACGCCTACAGCCCGAACCGGGAAGGTGCAGAAAGGCCAAACTGCACCCGCGCGGCTTGATCGTCACCGCCTTGCGATGGCCCAAGAGGGGCATGCAGCCCGCGCCCGGATTGGCGCGCCCCGCTTGGACAGGAACACACGCCCATGCCCCAGATCAGCAAGTTCTTCCGCGTGGCGCTCGAAGGCGCGACCACCGATGGCCGCTCCGTCAGCCGCCAGGACATTCAGGACTGCGCCGACACCTTCAATCGCGACAGCTACGGTGTGCGGGTGAACTGCGAACATTTTCGCGGGATCATGCCCGAAGGGCCCTTTGGCATGCTGGGCGACGTAGTCGCCGTCGAAGCACGCGAGGACGAAGTAACGATCGCTGGCAAGACGGAAAACCGTCTCGGCCTCTATGCCCGGATCGAGCCGCTCGACCAGCTGGTCGAACTCAGCGCGAAGAAGCAGAAGATCTACACCAGCGTCGAAATGGCGCCGAATTTCGGCAATTCCGGCAAAGCAGGCCTGATCGGTCTCGCGGTGACCGACAGCCCGGCGATGTTCGGCAGCGAAATGCTGCAGTTCAGCGCCAAGAACCACATTTTTTCGACCCGAAAGGCGAGCGAGAGCAACCTTATCGTCGAGGCGGAAGAGGTAAACCTCGAATTCGAAGACGCGCCCACCGGTGCTGCCGACGAAGTCAAAGGCTTATTCAGCGCGCTCACCGATCTGCTCAAGGGCGGCGGATCGCCCGATAGCTCGTCCACCCAACCGCCCGCCGCAAGCACGCCCGCCAGCCCCACGCCTGCGGCGGATCAGGCGGCTGCCCCGGCGAGCGGCACCGATGCCTTCACGGCGGCCATGGCGCAGCTCGGCCGCGCGATGGAGAAATCCCTGGGCGCGATGGCCCAGCGACAGGACGCCGCCGATGCGCGCTTCACCAAGCTCGAACAGCGGCTCGCGAGCGAGCCCGATCCCAAGTCCTTCCGCCGCCGCCCCTCCGCCACCGGCGGCGAGGGCAAGGCCGACATCGTCTACTGACCCGCCCCCTTCCCTGACCTCCAGACTTTAGGAACCGGCCCATGCGTCTCCGCCCCGAAACCGAACAGCGCTTCGCCCGCTATGTCGAGGCCGTCCTCGAAGCCAACGAGGTCGATCCCGGCGCCGACCCCTTCACCGTTGCCGCGCGCAGCTTCGCGGTCGACCCCACGGTGCAGCAGCGCCTGCTCGACAAGATCGAGCAGGACGATGAAGGCCTGCTCGGCCGGTTCAACAACATCACCGTCACCGATATCACGGGTGAGAAGGTGTTCATGGGCACCGATGGCAAGGTGGTCTCCTCGACCACCGATACCGACGCGACCGAGCGTACCCCGGTCAATCCGATCGACATGACGAAGGACGAGTACCGCTGCACGGTCACCGACTTCGACACGGTGATCAAGTTCGCCTTCCTCGACAACTGGGCGAAGTTCCCCGATTTCGAGGCGCGGATCGGCCGCTGGCTGCTGCGCACCTTCCAGAACGACCGCCTCAAGATCGGCTTTAATGGCGTTGCTCGCGCTGCCACGAGCAACCGCGATGCCAATCCTCTGGGCGAGGATGTCAACAAGGGCTGGCTGCAGCACATCCGCGAGCAGGCGCCCGAGCAGGTGATCAGCGAAATCGTCGCCGCATCGGGCAAGGTCACTTTCGGCGAAGGTGGCGACTACAAGACGATCGATCAGCTCGTGGTCGAGGCGCACGGCGATCTGATCCCGCGCTATCATCGCCAGTCGGGCGGGCTCGGCGTGTTCATTTCCGACACGCTGCTGAACGAGCGGCACTACGCTCTTGTC